TTAAAAGATATTGCCGATGGTATGATAGGATTTGGAGCAGGCATTAGAGGTGTTATAGAAGATCAAGATGCCTTAATGGGTGCGACCTATGCGGGTAATGAAGCCTATAAAAAATTAATCATGCTTCAACAGGAACTTAAATTAGGTTTCTTGGAAGCATTTGAACCCATGCTGGCCACATTTGCTAAATTTTATATAACAGTGGATGAAGTTGCTAATGGATTTAGAGCAATAATCCCAGTTCTTGGAGCTGTAATAGCAGTGGGTATGGCTGGTTGGGTTTTAGGTTTGGTTGGCAGTTTTGGTAAATTAATTGTTTTAATTTATGATACTATTCAGGCATTGAAAGCCCTATCTATAGCAGAAACATTGGCTATGAATGCCACTGGCATCGGGGCATTATTGAATATTATTGCCAAAGCTGTTGTAGCCTTGGTTACATTTTTTGGAGTCCAAAAATTAATGGATTCTGCTTTAAAAGAAAATGTTGAAACAAATAGAGCAGCCGCTGCCGCACAAGAAGAAACTACCAAAAAGACCATGGAGGCCAGTCGTGGTCAAAATGAAGTCTATACGGCCTATGCTAGACTTAATGCGGCTATTCGCGAAAATACTTTGAATTTTATCGAAAATCAAAGACGCATGATTGCCAAAATGGCAGTTCAAGATCAAAATATCGAAAAAAGTAAGGCTGAACAAAAAGCCATTGAAGCAGCCACTAAGGTCAATGATGATTATGCTAAAAAGATTGATGAAGTAAATGCCAAATTAAAAAGTGCTAGAATGGCTCGTCCAGAAAGCGAGGAATCTAAAACTGTGGGCACATTGGCTGCTCAAATTCCAATATTAGAAAAAGCCAGAGATCTACAGGCACAACGAGCTGCCGCAGTGGCAAGACAATTAGAGTTAGATAAAGAAGTTCACGAAATTAACAAATTATTTTCTGAAGAAGATCTAAAGGCCAGTAAAGAATTAATTACCCTACAGGAAAAAATAGCCGAATTAACCATGACTTCGGATGAAAAGGCCATAGAATCAATTTATAAAAAACGTGATATTGAAAGTGAAGCCTTAATTAAAAATATTGAACAGATCAAAAATCAAAAATTAAGTCAAGAAGAAATTAATAAAGTTTTAGATGATATGCGAGAAAAATATCAACCTATCATTGATAAACAAAAAGAACTTACAGAAAAATCTCGAGATTTTAATGTGGGTTTTGAAGAAGCATTTAGAAGTTATGTTGAAAATGCCACCAATGCTGCCACACAGGCCAAAGATGTGTTTAATGCTGTGACCAATAACATGGATTCAATGTTAAGCAATTTTGTTAAAACAGGTAAGATGAATTTTAGTGATTTTGCCAAAAGTGTTATTCAAGATTTAGAATTAATAGCATTAAAGGCAGCGGCTGCTAATGTTTTCAAAGCCGCAGGTGCTAGCACTGGTTTTAGTCTTGCGGGCATTGCCAGTTTTTTAGGATTTGCTGAAGGTGGTGTTGTTCCCAATAACCAACCAGTTCTAGTAGGTGAAAAAGGTCCTGAAATTATCACAGGAGTGGGTGGCCGAACTGTAATACCTAACAGCCAATTAAGCAGTGTTATGAGTGGTGGCAGTGGTGACCAATACATTACACACAACTACAACATCAATGCCATAGATAGTAAATCGGTGGCACAGATGTTCTATGAAAATAGATTAACCATGTTTGGTATGACAGAGCAAGCACGCCGTGAATTGCCAATGAGGAATAGATAATGAGCACAGGATTTCAATCAATAATTAACCTAGCAGAAACATTAGACATTAATCGTCGCCGTGTCATGGGTATACAATATACTCGTAGTGAAGTAGCCAAGATCAATGAAACAGTGACTCGCAATCCATGGAAGTTGACCTTGACCATTCCTGCCATGTTGCCCTATGAAACTGTGCGTAGTCTAATAGAAGACATTGATAGATTGGATCGTAGCACACCACAGGTTGTGAGTTTTAGCACCGCAACTGGAGCCACATCAGGATTGAGCTATATCTTTGCCTATCAGGGAGATATGAACGCAACACAAATTAGTTCAATCACTGTCAGCAGTTGGACTGGTAATCAAATGACTCTAACCAACCTGCCCACAATGAGTTCCAGTGCCTATTTGTTCCGCAAGGGTGATTTCCTACAGGTAGTGGGCTATCCCTATCCTGTGACTTCACAGTATGATATCACTCGTGGCACCACCAGCACAGTCACAGTGACCACACATCGTCCAGCATTTGGTTCATTGACCACAGCCACTGCGAATGGTCATATTGTTGTGGGCAATGCTGTAGAGTTCAATGTGTTTTGTAATAACACACCTGTGTATAAACTTAATCCTGGTGGATCAACAGCCTTGGTCACTTGGAGTGGACCATTTACCCTATATGAATTCACTGGAGATGTTTAATGACCATATTCACTCCTGCCATTGATGCCGCACTGGCTGGCAACATAATCAGAGATGCGGAGTTTGTTAAACTAACCATCACTGATCCCTTAAACACCACCAGCACAGTCTATTGTGTGTCCACCAGTTTTCAAAATGAAACAGTCACTGATCAAAATGGTGTAAGTTCAATTGCTGTGGGCACATACACAGGCCTAGGTGGTTTGGTCAGCATCAGTGGTCACCAAAGAGATTTGAGTGTAACCAGTTATGACACACAGATTGTTCTACAGGGCATTGATCCCAACAAGATACGCCTGGTCTTAGAAGTGGGTCTAAATCCTGATAATATGACATATCATGCGGGTATTAAGGGCTCAAAAGTTCAGATCTGGCGTGGTTTTTACAATGAAAATTACCAACTAATTGACACACCCCAACTACGCTATACTGGCATTGTTACCAGTTATACCATCAGTGAAAATCGCGTGGATCAAGATGACACATTTATTTTGATGTTGAAGTGTTCAAGTTATAAGAGTATTTTAGAAAATAGAACAGCAGGCCGTCATACTAATGGAGCCAGTTGGAATAAGAACGTCAATCCCAATTATGATCCTGACACAGGATTACCCACTAATCCCCTGTATGACACAGGCATGGATAGAGTCAATGCCATTTATGACACAACATTTAACTTTGGTTTACCGGTATGATAGTTAGACAAGCACAGATAGAAGACTGCGAAGAAATTTATAGTATGTTAAGGGAGTATAAAAAAAATAGTCCCCTAAAGGCACATCAATATTTGAATGAAGAAACTGCTCAACACGCAGTCAAGTTTATTCTTGAAAAGAATCATGGCTTAATATTATTAAGCGAAGATGACGAGGGTGTCACTGGCATGATCATGGCCTTATACAGTTTGAACATTTGGGATCAAACCATAAAGTTTATGAATGAATTGGCCTATTGGGTCAAGCCTGAACATCGTGGCAGCACCGCAGGTTATAGATTATTAAAAAAATATCGAGAATATGGTGATGAATTGATGCGTAGAAATCAAATAGAATATTTCACCATAAGCAAAATGGTCAACAGTCCAGATCTAGACTATAAAAAGTTTGGATTTGATTATCTTGAGGAGACGCATGTATGTCAGAATTGACTAGTAAAATTATATGGGATAGGAGAAAATTATGCCCTCAAGTTTGATCTTAGCCGCAGTATTCGGCGACACATTGATGGCAGGTGCTGCCTTAGGTGCTTTTGGTTATGCGGCCGCAAGTTTTGCCATTGACTTGGCTGTGACCTATGCTGTTAGTAGTTTGCTATTCAAACAACCACAACAAAGCACAGCACAAAGTGGCACAGAAATACAGTTAGGCCCCGCCACAGATAATAAACTTCCTGTGGTCTATGGTAATCGTTATGCCAAACCCATTATCACAGATGCTATTATAAGCAGTGACCAAAAGGTCATGTGGTATGTATTGGCATTGAGTGAAGTGACCAGTGGTAGTGTAAGTTTTGGTGATGTTTATTATGATGGACATTTATTGATATTTGATCCAGACAATCCCAATGAAATCACTGGTTGGTATACACAGCCCAAAAAGCACAGCAAGGTAGGTGGACAATACAATACCAAACCTGCTGGCAAATTGGAAATGTATTTCTATCGTAATGGTTCATTGACTACAGGCACCACACATAATTGCTATTACATGGTTCAAAATGATGATGGCAGTTATAATATTGGTGATTTAAGCACAGGCACCACAACCATTGATGCCATATCATTATTACAAGACAGCAGTATACCCGCAAACACACAGTGGACCAGTTATACAAAAATGAACAACAGCGTGTTTGCTGTCCTTAAATTGACCTATGACCAAACAGCAGGTATCTATGGTTTGGGCAGTATGGATTTTAAGATCCAAAATACTCTACAAGCACCAGGTGATGTATTCTTAGATTATTTTACCAATACCAATTATGGTTGTGGCGTTGATTTAATCAATGTCAACACAGCCAGCTTGGCACAAATTAATACAATCAGTGCTCAACCATTAAGTATTGTGGATACAGATGGTAATACCGTGACCAACACATTTACCTATCAAATTAATGGTGTGGTAGATACTACTGCGGACTGTTTGACCACATTGAATTATATGAGTGATGCCTGCGACAGTTGGATTAATTGGGATGAACGTTTGGGACAATGGGGAGTTATACCCAATATCAGTTTGGCACAAAGTGGTGGCAGCACTGCCACAATGCGTGTGATCACCAGTGACAACATTATTGGTGGTATTAACCTAACACCCACTGACCTACAGACCAGTGCTAATCAAATTACCATACAGTTTCCCAATGCGGAAATTATCAATCAAACAGACTATAGATACTATTGGTTAGAAGATCAGTTTAAGAGTCCTAATGAACCCTTAAACAATGTTGATGTCAACATGCCCTTTGTCAGTGACAGCATACAGGCCACTTATCTAGGTTATCGTAAATTGTTGATGAGTCGTGAAGACATTGTTATCACATTCAGCATGGACTATTCGGGCATTGGACTCAATGCTGGTGATATTGTGGCTATCAATCATGAATGGTATGGATGGGCTCCTGCCAATTACAATGGCCTATACTGTCCTGGCAAACCATTTAGACTAACACAGGTCAAAGAAGCCAAAGATGGTTCAGGTGTATTAAGTGTTCAAATTACAGCACAAAGTTATAATGACAGTTTGTATTATACCATGAACCCACACTTTTACACACCAGATGTATTTGGTATTGCTGTGGATCAGGCCTATACCAGTGCTCCTGGCCAACCATCAGTCACTGCCAATAATCCCACAGCCACTGTGCCTAACTTTGTGGTCACCAGTGAAATACCATTTGGTGGTATTGTCAATGCCATGGAGTTATGGTATGGACTAACCAATACCACACCATTTGACAGCACTTGGTTATTATTGGAAACCACACAGGGCAATGGCCAACCATTTACCAACAGCACCACCAGCACACAGTATTATATTAATTTTGATGTGACCAGTTTACAATCAGGCACTTATTATTTTGCCACAAGAGCCTATGGTATCAATGGTTACAGTCAATTCAGCGCAATTTCTACATCATCATTTACTTGGTCACCTAACGTAAGTGCTCAAACCAGTGTGGATTCAACCAATGCCAGCAATGTTTTAATGAACAATGGTGTTGGTGATTATTATATCACACACAGTTCAGCCAGTTCAGGCAATGCTCCGCAATATGCTGATACTAACTTAAAATATAACAGTTCAAGTCAAACTCTAACTACCCCCAAGGTTGCTGCCACCACTGGCACAGTGACCACGATGAACATCAACAGCGTGGCCAATTTGTCAGTGTTAACAGCACCACCTGCCAGTTACACTACTGGCACCATGGCCATGGCCGATAATCTTTTATGGCATCCTGTCACACCACAGACCAATACAGGCACAGCCTACTTGACTGTTTATAACGGGTCTTCGTGGGTAAAACTTGGATAATGGGTAAATATAACAAACAGCAAACTTTCATGGGCCTCAGCTCATGGATTTATTCCCTCAGGAGACAATTATGGCTGGTGTATTAACAATCGCACAGTGGCTTGGCGGCCCAGACAACGTCATCGTGGAATCTACATTCCCGTCAAGTAGTAAAACCTACATGTATAATTTCGGAACAAATGTCACAGGTTGGACATTTGAACTAGAATATCAAACAGTGGTAGTAGATACCATTAGTTATGATCGTATTACCAACGAACCCAGTTTCAGCAACAGCACAGTGATTGGCTATTTCCCCAGTGGTGTGGTCAGCACAAGTTCTTATATCAGTGTGGTCAATGCTACTTCAGGCATTGTAAACGTAACGCATCCTGGTAACCTATACACTGGTCCTATTCTTCCTGATGCTCGTGCCAATACTCCATTGTTGGTCATGGGATTGACATGGAAAGATGCTAGTTCACCTCCTCAAATCAACAGCCACCGTATTGCTAAACTCTTGGCCTGGGAGCCATTAGTAGCACCCACAAACCCTGCAACCACAACTGGCACCGGTTATATTAGCTTGGTATAAGGAGGCAACATGGCCTATACCGTAAATATAACCGAGATAACACCACAGGTTACCGCAACCAGTGTATCACAAACTGTCACGGTCACTACGCAAGATGCGGCTCAATTCGCATTTACCACTACACAATTAAGTGTCAAAGTCACTGAATATGCCAGCACAGTCAGCCTGTATGAAAACAGCGTAGAACTCAAGGTTGATGATTTCGATAACTATTTCCTAGGCGATTGGGTCAGTGGAAATACTTATACACGTGGTGATATTGTAAACTATGCCAATAGTTTATATGTCAGCAATGTGGCCACATTTACCAACTATACATCTACCATAATTCCACCCAATGATTTGGGCACAATTGGCACACCAGACAGTCAAGGCAATCGTATTGGTGGTGGATGGCGTCGTGTGGTTTGGAAAGAAAGCACATTTGCCTATCTTAATGTCACAGGCAATGCCAATGTTGGCGGTATTGCCACTCTAAACAATCTAGTGGTCAATAATCCTGTGGGCTATCTCACAGTGACCAATTTCTTTGCTGGCGACATTCAAGCCAACACCATTGAAACCGCAGGCACAGCCACTCTACATGCTCTAAGTGTTCAAACACCTATCAGCACACTGACCATAACCAACACCCTAACAGCTGGTTCTTTGGTCATAGGTTCTGGATCAGCCAATGGTGGTATTAGTCTTAATGGTCCTTTGTATGTGGGTGGCACCAGCACGTTTGTGGGCACTGCCACATTCTCAAGCGATTTGAATGTGGGAGGAAGTGGTCATGGTTTTACCATCAACAGCACAGCCACATTTAATAGTGGCACCACATTCAACAGCACTGCCACATTTAAGGGTGATGTTAATCTAAATCAAGCCAATGTAATTGTCAGCAATCTAACAGTTACCAATAGATTACAAACTAACCATTTTGCCATTAATGGCCTAAACTTTGCCACTACTGCGGGACAGTATGGCCAAGTCTTGTTTACCAACGGTAATGATCAAGCCAATTGGACCTATCTAGGTAATCTAGTATATTGGAGTCTTAGCAGTGATCTAGCAACCAATGGTTATAATATTGTTAGTGGCAATACTGCTACATCATTAAGCATAGGTCAAGGTCAATACAATGCTGGCATGTCAGGCAATTACATGACCTTTAACACTGGCACAGACACTGTGAGTGTTTCACAAAGTCTTTATGTGCCTGGCTATGTAAGATTCAGTGATGGCAGCGCATTACACAGTGTGGGTGATTTCAGAGGATATACTGGTAGTCAAGGCGCACAAGGACAGCAAGGTGCTACTGGACGTCCTGGCGCTGATGGAGCCGCAGGTTATACTGGTAGTCAAGGACCTAGTGGTCCGCAGGGTCCAGCAGGCGGTTATACTGGTAGTGCTGGTTACACTGGTTCAGCTGGCACACCTGGTGGATACACAGGTAGCCAAGGTTATACTGGTTCAGCTGGTCTAGGTTATTCAGGATCAGTGGGTCCACAAGGACCAGCAGGTTATACTGGTAGCAGTGGCTCTAGTGGCAGCGTGAATTTGACCAGTCCCATGTATACCAATGGGTATAACATTCAAACCACATCTACCAATTCCAATCAATATCTCAATATCAGCAATGCTGGTATTAGCGAAGTTGTTAACTATGTCTTTACCAATCCTGATGGAGTAAGTTCTTATCATAACACATTGGGATTTGGTGTAGCTAATACTGGCAGTCAACAATATGCCAATATTGGCTATTGGTATCCTTATGGCAGTGATATCCAAATCAACAATACCAATAGTTCTATAACAACAGATATTAATGGTATCACAGCACAGGCCTATTATTACAGTCATGGTGCTGGTGGAACATTTACCAGCACAGCCACAGTATTGACAGTGTCAACCAATACCATTGGTTTGACTGCCAACAGTGTTGTAATCGCAGCCAACACATTGACTGTTTTGGCCACATTGACCAATTTTACCAATCCGGTCATATTCAACAGCACAGCAACATTTAACACAGATCTAACGGTCAGCACCACTAATATTTTATTAACTGGCACCAATGTCAGTATACAGGCCTCGGATCACGTGCTAGTGGGTAGTCAAAGCACACAAACAACCTTGGTAGTGGGTAATGATACCTATCATAGCACCTTAAATGTTGAAAGAATTGTTAATCGTAATGCTACTTTTGGTCCAGTATTTCCCTATGGTATACAATTTGGTGATGGCAGTTATCAGGTTCAAGCATTTAATACTTCAACCCTACCACAGACTGCGTTTGACTTTGGATCCATTATAGGAGGATAAAAATGGCATTACAGTTTAGAAAAGGAACCTATACACAACTACAAACAATCACTCCATTGAGTGGTGAACCTATTTGGACCACTGACAACAAACAACTATATGTGGGTGATGGCGTTACCCAGGGTGGTATTGCTGTGGGATCTGGTTCAGGATATGTGGGATCCATGGGTTATACTGGTAGCCAAGGCGCTATTGGTTATACTGGCAGTCAAGGCACAGGATACACTGGATCCGCAGGTTTTATGGGATCAAAAGGTTATACTGGTTCAGCCGCCTTGGGTTTTCCTGCCTTCTTGGTATCCAGTAATTCAATAACCATTGATCCTAGTTTATATAATACGGTTATTAATGTAACATCTATCAATATCCAAGTTAGTGGCACTGGTTATGTGCCAAACCAATCAGTATTGTTAATCAGTAGTCCTAATGGTAATCCAGATCCTACCAATTATATTTCAGGTTTTATTACTACAGTATCAGGTCAGATTATTAATATTGGTGTTTACAGTGTGGGTGGTAGTGGATCATTTACTGAATGGAGTCTGGTATTAAGTGGTTTTGCCATAACTGGTTACACTGGCAGTAGAGGGCCAAGAGGATATAGTGGTAGTGCTGGTAGCACCTATAATCAAAGTTTGAATACCACAGACAATGTCACATTCGCAGGTGTGACCTTGACCAATTCTTTAAATTTTAGTAGCACAGCCACTATTAATGTTTCAGGTCAAATTTTATCAACCAATACCATAACATCAACCAGTTTGGTGGTCAGTGGTAATACTGCCAATACCAGTTATGATTATCTTGCCAATAATGGTGTGGTATCCAGCAGTTATTATCAAACTGGTCTTAATGGATCAGGCACATTTACCTTAGATACCTTTGATGCCACAGCCTATACCAGTGCCAAATATTTTATACAACTAGTGGACAGTGGCAGCTATCAAGTCACTGAAATTAGCTTGGTTCAAGATGGCACCAATGTCTACAAAACAGAATATGGTATGAATTACAATAACGGTTTATTGGGCACCTTTGGCGCAACAATAAACACAATGGGAGGAAATTGGGTCCAGTTACAATTTACTCCTTTCGGGGCTACAAACTTATCAGTTCGTATTGCCAAAACAAAACTGGCTGTCTTATAAAAGGAAAAGCAAATGACAACTTATGACAATAACTTTAAGGTTAAGAAAGGTCTAGATGTTGCCACCACAGCCACGGTAGGCAACGATTTGGTATTGGGTGGCAATATACACTTTAGCAATAGCACATTACAAAGCACAGCGTGGAATAGCAGTGCCAGTGTTTATTGGAGTCAAATTACTGGTGCTCCTGATGTAACTGGTTATACTGGTAGCCAAGGAACACAGGGTTATACTGGTAGCCAAGGTAGCCAAGGCACAATGGGTCTACAGGGTTATACTGGTTCCAAAGGCGATCAAGGAAATGCTGGTTACACTGGATCTTTTGGATATACTGGTAGCCAAGGCACACATGGTGATACAGGCTATACTGGTAGCCAAGGCACACAAGGCACACAGGGTTATACTGGTAGCCATGGTGACATGGGATACACTGGTAGCCAAGGCAATATTGGTTATACTGGATCTAAGGGTGATCAAGGAACTCCTGGTAACAGTGACAAGTATGCCAGCGAAGGTAGTGGAAGTTTTACATTAGGTAGTTCAAGTGGCACAATTGATATTGATACCGGTTTAAGTTGGACTGTGGGACAAACAGCAGTTGTGGCTTATGATGTTAGCAATCTTGCTTATGTAACTGTTACTTCTTATAATTCTAGCAATGGAGCATTCAGCTTTAATGTAAACCGCACAATTGGTAGTGGTAGTTATAGCACATGGACTGTGAACTTGGATGGTGCTGTGGGCGTATTGGGTTATACAGGTAGCCAAGGCACACAAGGAACAACTGGTTATACTGGTTCAAACGGAACAAATGGTTACACTGGCAGCAAGGGCGATCTAGGATACACTGGTAGCCAAGGAACACAGGGTAATGCTGGTAACACTGGTTATACTGGTTCAGCATCTACTGTTGCTGGTCCAACTGGTTATACTGGTTCAGCAGGTAGTTATAACCAAAGTCTAAACACCACAGACAGCCCAACATTCGTTGAAGTTACTTTAGGTGGCAGTTCCAGCAACACAGTATATCCATTGATTACTGGTGATGGTATCACATACACAAGTTATTACTTGAGTGGTATCAGTGGCACAAGCACAGTGAATTTAGATACATTTAATTCTACAACCTATGTCAGTGCCAAATACTACATTCAAGTTGTGGACAGTGGCAATATCTACTTCACAGAATTACTGGTAACACAAAACGGCACCAATGTTTATGAAACTGAATATGGTCAGTTAAGTAACAATGGACCATTGGGCACATTCCAAGCAATATTGAACAGCGGTAATTGCGTATTACAATTTACTCCAACAGGAGCAAGTAATATGACAATTCGTGTGGCAAAAATATTGTTTGCGTTGTAAACCAATAAATATGGTATGGGGGTCTTAGGACCCCCAATTAGGTGGATAGGGAAACCAAAATGACAACAACAAACAAATACTTTAGAGTTCCAACAGGAATTCAATTCAACGATAATACCACTGTGACCACGGCCAATGGCTTGGTAGGTTACACTGGCAGTCAAGGCGCGGCAGGCTATCAAGGTTCTGCTGGTTTAAATGGTAGTGGTGGATTCACTGGATCAGTGGGTTACACTGGCAGTCAAGGCGTTCAAGGACCACAGGGCTATTCAGGCAGTCAAGGTCTTGGATATCTATTACCCAATGTTCAATATATTCAACAGAATATAACTTTTCCAAGAACAAATAATTGGACCACTTTTGAATACTATGGATATACTGGATCTAACAACGTGGGTGGAACATCTGGAGCATATCAACCAGGTGATTATGTAAGAGTTATAGCTACTTCATCGACCACAAATTACTTTCAAGGTTATATTGGCTCAATTGATGCCACTAACAAACTTATTAATATTTGGTCTGATGTTAGTTCAGGCAGCGGAACATACACCTATTGGAACATTAGCCTAGCAGGCAATAATGGTTATAATGGATCACAGGGTAGTCAGGGCACGGCTGGTTATAATGGATCAGTGGGCTATACAGGCAGTCAGGGTAGTCAGGGCACGGCTGGCTATAATGGATCAATAGGGTTCACCGGCAGTCAAGGCGTTCAAGGACCAGCTGGCTATAATGGATCAGTGGGCTATACAGGCAGTCAGGGCGTTCAAGGGCCTACAGGACCACAAGGACCTGGTGGTTATTTAGGATCTACTGGTTATACTGGCAGTCAGGGCGTTCAAGGCCCAGGTGGCTATTTGGGATCTACTGGTTATACTGGTAGTCAGGGCGTTCAAGGACCCACTGGACCACAAGGACCACAAGGACCTGCTGGCTATAATGGATCAGTGGGCTATACTGGTAGCCAAGGTTCTATTGGTTATACTGGATCTGCTGGACTTGGTGTATATACCGCAACCTATATTGTGGTTGCTGGTGGCGGTGGTGGCGGTAGCAATTGGGGCGGAGGTGGCGGAGCTGGTGGATTCCAAACTGGCACAACTGCTGTGGTCAGTGGTAATAGTTACACTGTCACAGTGGGTGCGGGTGGAGCTGGCGGCAATGGCACCAGCACTGGCACATTTGGTCTAAACAGCGTGTTTGGTAGTGTGACCAGTATTGGAGGAGGCGGTGGTGGTATAGCCACAGCACAGCAGGGTTGGAGTGGTGGATCTGGCAGTGGATCTGGTGGCGGAAGTTCAGCATCAGGCACAGGCGGATCTGGCACAGCAGGTCAAGGCAATAATGGCGGAGGCACAGCCAATGCCAGTGGTAGTAATGGCGGAGGTGGCGGTGGTGCTGGTTATGCGGGCAGTCAGGGCATAAGCCATGCTGGTGGTAATGGCGGAGCTGGACTTCAAACCGCAATCACAGGCACCAATACTTATTTTGCTGGAGGCGGCGGAGCTGGGGGTGGCGGATTCTATGGTCCAGGAACACCATCAACTGGTGGAGGCGGCAGTGGTGCGGGCTCAGTGGCAGGTTATTATGGCAGTGCAGGCACAGCATTTTTAGGAGGTGGTGGCGGAGGTGGCGCTTATTGTAGTGGACACGGAGGTAATGGCGGAAGTGGTGTGGTATTTGTAACTTATCAAAGTCCCACTCAATTAGGCACTGGAGGCGCAGTTTCCACTGCCACAATTAATTCTGCCACATGGTATATTCACAAATTTACCTCATCTGGACAATATGTTGCTTAAGGAGAACACTATGAGTCATTACGCAAAAGTCGATTATGGACGAGTTATAAATGTAATCAGAGCTGAACCAGAATTTTTTGATACATTTGTAGATACTAGTCCAGGACGCTGGATACAGACCAGCTATAACACACGTGGCAATCAGCATCTATTAGGTGGCACACCTTTAAGAGGCAACTTTGCCGGTCTAGGATATTTTTATGATGAAGAACATGATGTTTTTTATCCACCACAACCATATCCCAGTTGGACAATAGGTCCTGAAACCAATTGGCTATGGCAGCCACCTGTGGCCAAACCAGAACCTCAAGAAGGTATAGCTTGGTCATGGAATGAAACAGAACAAACTTGGGATCAAATACCATTATGACCATAAACACTATTCCAGCCGAAACACATGACCTAGAAACACACGTGGATCTTTGTGCTCAACGATACAAGGCCTTAGAAGACAGATTATCCAGTGTGGAAAATAAAGTAGATGAAGTCCACAAAAAAGTTGAAAGCCTACATGCTGATATCTGGCGAGTAATGATTGGCACAGCGGGCACAGTTGTGGTCAGTATCATAACCACTATAGGTGTGATCATTACCCATCTTAAATAATGGATGGATAATAGAGAATTTACAAAACATTTAGATGAATTGGTCACAATCAAATATGGAACAATTGGCAGAAATGGTCAATGTGATGCCATTAATGCCAATCCCAAGATATCAGTTCGACATGAGGCTCAGCCCTGTGGTGACTGTGATCGAATGGTTCAAGGTCGCAAGATCAATTATTATATTGTTCATTATGGTCGAAACAGTCCTTGTTGGGTCAAACAGTGTCTAAACTGTAAGCACAAAGAAAGATTGGAAAAATTAGTCTTTTAATCGTGATTTTTTCAGTGTATAATAAATATTAGTGCGGTGGGCATCTCCTAAGATTACTTTTAACCACCGCATGTGATTTATATCCACCCTAGTGTTCAATTCTTCTATAGCGGCAAACTAGGTAAATCTCTGAACACTTTATAAATCACCGAAAAGGTTTTCTGTGACATTTTAACCTTTTCCAATACCCCCAGCAATTGGGGGTATTTTTTTGTTCAAAATACCTTGATTTAATCACATTTTTACTGTATAGTATAAATACATTGTAATTAAAAGGAGATTAAATGTCACACAAGATTAAAAAAATGCCAATACCGCCTTTGGAACGGCACAAAAACTGTCAAGTGGAAATTAGATCCAGTAGCACTCAGCACTATGCTGGATATTACTGCGTAGATTGCTCTAAGCACATTGCTTGGCTAACTCGTTTACAAGCCATTGAGGCTGATAGATTGGGATTATTACAAGGAGATAAGAATGCCCTATGAACCAAACTTTAATGATCCACGAACCCGTGCCCGTATGAAAAGAGCCATGGGCTTTGCCTGTGCAGTAATGAGTGAGACTAAACCACATCCATGGTCTACTAGATATATAGACAAATATTTTGGTATGGCTACTAATCCATTAAGTCAATATTTGAGGAATACCTTACTGATTTGCACAGATGATTATTACAAATTTAATGTTCCTGGTGAGAGGGGTATATGTAAAAAATATATCCTAAATAAACAGGGAGTAGATTCCTTGATGGGACAACTGAAAATTAACACAACCAGTTACTACCCTATTGTCATACAAGTCGCCCAAACAGATCATAATAAAGAACTTGAATCTGGTCAGTTTGAATATAAAGATCTAAGTAATCGCCTTTGGCATCCATTGCAGAGATATCGCAAACAACATAGAACTCAAATCTTAAGTGATCATGGATACCTACATGATTATGACATTGAATGTGCGGCACCTACACTAATACATCAATATGCACAACATCTAGGTATGGATCTATATCTATTTGCCCTAAACAAATACCTAACTGATAGAACTGAAATTAGAAATGAATTAGCTCATGAACTTGAACTTGACCCCGCGGCCATTAAAGAAATCATTAATGCTTTATTTTGTGGTGCTGTTATTTCCAATAACAAAGACCATAGTGATATCTATCAAATATTAAATGGAGATCTAGCTCGTATTGAATTCCTAAAACAACACAAATTCATAAATGAATTAATATCTGATATCAAGACCTGTTGGGAATACATCACGCCTACACTATCACGCAGACGTAATGCCAAAACAAATAGATTAATTAAAATCACATGCCAACAAAAGTGGAATGTTTATTTTGAACTTGAGCGAGTTATCATCACATCAGTTAGACGTTATTTAGATAAGAGAGAAGTGAAATATTTTTTAATTCATGATGGGTGGACATGTGAGAGTGAAATAGATAGGAATGAGCTATGTGAATATGTGAGAAATCAAACAGGGTTTGATGTAAAATTTGATTATATGAAATTAACACAACCAGTATACTACCCTATTGTCATACATCTTTTGAAAGGAGAATAAAATGACAACCAAACAACAAAACAAACAGGGATATGTTGTAATTGAACAACGAACCCAATGGAGCAATTACAATGGTCGAAAACTACATCGAATTGAATTTGTAGGTATTGCTGATCGCAAGATCTATCACACCTATATTCAAAAGACCAATAGGAACTACGCACAATGGCTTTATATCATAGAAAGACCTGATGAAGGTATTGTGGTAACATTCCATAACTTTGAAATCAAAGACGCCACAAAGAATCTTATATCAGCTGATTCAGTGCCACGAATTGAAATGGAAGCTGATTTAGACACTGTGATGACTGAACTTAGAGAAGTATGGCATATTCAAGATCTAAAAACAGGAAATACCGTGTTTAATAACCTTTTTGACCTAAACCAATAAATACAATATGACCACAAACAAACATCCCTTATACACACGTTGGCGTTGGATTCTACAGGCCAAGTTTAATCCCAATTCACCAGATTATCATTATGGTCATCAACTCAAGTTGGGTTTTAGAAATTTTCTAGAGTTTGCTGACTATGTGGAGTCTTTACCACGACCTGATGCCAGCTACAAAATTCTACATAGAATTGATCAAGATCAAGGTTGGGTTCCAGGCAATTTGATATGGGCCACTAGTAAACAAGCCAGCAACAATCGCCCACATTGTGAATTTGTCACACACCAAGGCGAAACACACAGCCTAAAAGAATGGAGTGAAATCTTGGGCATGAGTTATTGGACCATAAGAGATAGATATTTTAATCAAGGTATGACATTTGATGAGATCATCAATATACCCAATAGAAAGACAGGACAACAGTATGCCAGGAGTTAAAAGATATTCAAATGAATTTGACCATGTGAGACACAAGGCCTTCAGCAAGGCACGAGCACAGGCCAATCATAGACAAGAACCATGGTTGATGACCATTGAAGATTGGTTTGAACTTTGGCGTGATCCCCAAACTTGGAGTCAACGAGGACGTAGCCCCAACAGTGTGTGTATGACACGTTTGGATTCATCAGGTCCATGGAGTTTAGCCAATACCATCATAGTTACACGCAGTGGACATTTGGCTGAAAAGAACATGAAAGAATATGACATTTCATAAATTTGATCCCATGAGTGTTTTGCCTGATCTTTTGGCTACTGACCGTGAACATGCTGAACAAATAGAACAAATGGCCTTGGTGATTAGACGCAACAGTCTACTGATACATCAGGTCGCTGAATATGAACAAAATGTTGTGGCCTTGATACAACATATGGAAAGAGACATGGCTCAACTCCATGTAAGAATACAACTATTGGAGGCACGCCTTGGATCTAGTGGACTTGGTCAATAAGTATGGATTTCCCATTGTGGCTGCTGGTGGCCTTGGTTATTACGTATATTATGTTTGGCGATGGGTTACCACCGAAGTTAAGCCAGTTATTTCGCAGGCCAATGGAATACTCATTGCTCTTATTGATCGTATTCGCATGTTGGACAATGATCTTATTAGATTGGATCAAAAGGTCGAAACCACACTACATCTTCGCGGTAAAAGCATTGAACGAGATCGTATACAAGCAGATCTCTTAATCAATCAAGAAGATCATGCTAATTCCCAGCAAAAAATAGAAGACAAATAAATATGATATGTCAAGTGGCCGCGTGCCTTATGCCAAACATAATTGTTTTGCCACTTTCCAGTTATGGTAAGATGGGAATACGCAGGCCTAGGGCTGTCAGGCACACTTTAGGAGACATTATGCCAATACATCGAGCAATGAAAGATGGTAAACAGGGATGGCAGTGGGGCAATTCAGGCAAGGTCTATAAAAACCGTGCTGATGCTGTCCGGCAAGCACAGGCCGCTCATGCCAATGGTTATAAAGAACCTCAAATGAAATCCAACGCAACTAGGAAACGATAATGCGACAAGAACCACAAAAGAAACATACACCAGCCATGCCCGCACATGGCAAAACTCCTAAATTTCCATCAGTGCCCATGAACAAGGTATCAGTGAATGTGCCCATGGGTGGATATACTGGTGCCAACACAGGCAATAGAACCACAGGTAATTATTAATGGCCTACCAAAGACCCGACGCATATCCTGATGGTAAGCCCATACCCAAAAGCCTGCCTCCAGCATATCAACCTGCCAGCAATGATGCTGTGCCTAATGGACAAAGATGTAGTAACTGCGGATATTATAATCCCGTCAATGACAAATGTAGTCGTTGGAACAACGCAGTGGTAAGACCACAATATTGGTGTGCCAAATGGGAAAAAATTAAAGGAGCATAACATGGGATATCCAATGCCAAAACGACCCGCACCAATGAAAGTGCCAAAACCTAAAAAGAGAAAATAAACATGGCTGACGCAGAAGACAAACTTATAAATCATTTAAAAATCATTTGGGCCAATGACATTGCCTTGTATACCAAGGTCGAAGGTTATAGCCTAATGAGTCAAGGACCCACAATGTTGGCCAATCATCACAACTACAAGCGTGTGGCCAAAAAGATTGCCATGAACCATCATAAGATTGGACATGCCATTCGTTATTTGAATGAAGTTCCTCCTGCCAGCATCGACCGTGTTACAGAACTAAATGAAATACCTGATGCCACTGAAATTCCAGATGCACATGAACTAAACATTCAGTTATATAAAGATTTTGAAATACAAATTGATCGCATTAAAAAAGCCATTAACAGATCCCATGATGTAGAACAATATGGTATCAGCAGTATTCTAGGCAAGTATATGAAAATGCTACAACATTATAGTTGGCACGCTCTAGCCGCAACTGAATATGTTGCTCCTGGTAAAGATGAAGATGAAAGTGCTCTAGGTGATCCAGCAGAACATAAGCCTGAATTACTATAACTAACAAGGATTTGTAGATATGACCACATTTGTTCAACCCCGCATGGGACACGCACAGACCTATGTTAGTAAGAAAGTTACTGATCGTTTTTGGATTATTGATCGTGCCATGTTTGCCCTAAGCCCCTATCTCACTTGGGATGAAAGTGAACGCATTGCCATGGAATTAGAACGCATGGCTGAAAGTAAATGGGAAGGCAATTTCACACATGAAGATGCTTATAATTGGCTGGCCATGATGATTGGCGCAGATCGCTATGCCGCAGTTACTCAATGTTGGAACATTGATAATCAGCAGGCCATTCAACGAGTAATGGCACCAGAAACATTGAGAGATGCTTGGGTTCATGTGATCAGTATGCAGGAAGGCACTCCAGAACAAGTGCGAAGTAACCCTAAAGATTATATACTAATAAAGACCACTCGTGATTCAGCTCAAGACCAATACACCAATGACGCAGAGCATGGACTACGAACACGCTAAATTTGAAGAACAAAATTATCTATTACAGATACAACTTTTAAAGTGGCAAAATTATGTTAAAGAAACCAATACCAGCCATATTATCCTCGTTGAAGGCAGGGATGCCGCAGGCAAATCGGGAGCCATCAAATGTTTTATGGAAAACCTCAACCCAAGAGCAAGTCGCTTGGTTGCTTTGCCCAAACCCACAGAAGAAGATCTTAACGCATGGTTCTGGCAAAGATATGTTAACGAACTTCCTAGAAGAGGAGAAATCTGTTTCTTTGATAGAAGTTATTACAACCGAGCCCTTGTGGAACCAGTTATGGGATTCTGCTCCAGACAACAAACAGATGATTTTTACAGAGAAGCCCCGCAGTTAGAAAAAATATGGGTCAAAAGTGGCATACAAATTATTAAGTTTTATTTTAGTATTACTCGAGAAGAACAAGCCCGTAGATTTTTTGAAAGACAAACTAATCCACTTAAACTGGGTAAATTATCAGAAGTAGATCGTGCTAGTCAAAGTTTATGGGATGAATATACTCGAGCAAAAAATAGAATGTTTGCGTTAACTAATCTTAAAACTTGCCCTTGGATTATAGTTGATGGAAATAATAAAAAACAAGCCAGATTAAATGCCATGCGTTATATTTTATTAAAGAATGATTTTCCTGGTAGGGATTTAGATCTAATCGGTAAGATAGATTATAGCGTTATCAAGTTTCCTAAAGTATAATAAAGATATGATAGAAGAACTTAAACCTATGTGGGGAAAATATATTCAACATAAATCTCACTCTAAATCCAGAGGAATAGATTTTCAATTAACTTTTGAAGAATGGTGGGATATATGGGATAAATCTGGACATTGGCAAGATAGAGGTCGTGGATTAGGAAAATATTGCATGAGTCGTATTGGTGATTTAGGACCTTATGCGGTTGGCAATGTTTTTATTCAATCAAATAGTGATAATAATATACAAGGTATGACAGGTAGAAAAAGAAGTCAAGAAACTAAAGATAAAATTAGTAAATCTAATAAAGGACAAATACCTGCTAGTAAAGGAAAACCTGCTTGGAATAGAGGTATTCCAAAATCACAATGGAAAATAACGCAATGAAAATACCACCTAACACCGTATTATACCAAGACTTTGTGTTGAACCTACACAACAGGTTAACCACTATCTATGACATTCGCCGTGTATTAGAGCAGTTAGATGAATTTGATGATTGGGCATTTATTCTGCCCAAGAGACTGCTTAATGCCATAAAATTGCCCTATGACATATCGGACATGCCCTATGATGACATATTATCAGAACCCGACTCAGCACAGGCTGTGTTAATCTATCAGTCATGGGACGCTGT